TAAAATTAGTTCCGGTTGTTGGAAAATTTAATACCGATGTTAAAACAATACTAGTTCCAGTTCCACCTGTTCCTGCTGAGTTAGCAGATAGTGACCCATTTAATGTAGTTGTTTGAGGAGAAGTCGATGTTCCACCATATTGAGATATACCATAACCAAAAACACCAACTTGTTCTGCTGGACCTACGTGATAATATTGAAAAAAAGTAATCCCTCCAGACGTAGTAGCACCTGATCCGGTTTCATTACCAGGCATTGTAATGGTTATAGTTGTTGAACTTACAACAGAAGTTACCATAAATTTTTTATCAGCAAAATCTGATGCACTAAAATTAGAGTTAGTAATTGCACTAAATGTAGATGCTTCACCAAATAAAATAATGTCTCCTTCTTGAAAAGTATGTGGACCACCAAATGTAAGTGTTACGGTCGGTGATCCATTAGTCGTGCTAAATGCACTTGTAATAGCTGTGCCTAATGGATTAACTAAAGGATGTATGTCGTAAAAAACTTCGCCTGAATATGCATATAAAATTCTATTGGTTCCAATAACAGCATATTTAATACCTTGTTTATTTACCATGTGATGTAAACCCCTAGCAGCACCTGTTAGTTTACTCTCACCTAGCTGACTCCAACCACCTATTTTTTCTGGAGTACCGTATCTAAAACGTACATTCGTGCCGCCTGTCCATTGAGACTCTGCACCTGTAGATGTAACTTGTTTATTAAAGCCTGGTAAAAAACCTAATTTTTGTAACATATGTAATCCTTATAAAGAAGGCAGTAGGTATGGTGGATTACTGCCTTCATTATAGGGATATATCATCGTTTAAACCAAGATGGAAGACCTAAATGTAGACGCTTGTCAAACATATTATCTTTAGACCCTGGAGTTTTACAATTGTTATAATGAAGAAATACTTGTATGCATTCTTTACCTTTAAATTTATTACGCCAATGTTCTAACTCACAGCCTGAATAGACTAGCATATCACCTTGTTTAAGATCTACCTTAATACCTTTTTTACCAGTCTCTCCAGAGGGCTCTAAATAAATTGGCCAATCATCGCCGCCAAGATTCATGGTAGTAGATATCTCACAACTAAATCTATCTTTGTGTCTTTTTAAAATATCACCTTTTTTATATATTCTTGCATAAGTGTAAGCTGGATATAATTTAACACCTGTTACCTTTTCCATTTCTGGTTGGCATTTTAACATTAAAGTTTCCATAGCTATATTAGAATACTGACTATAAGTATGTGGTATTTGTTCATCCTGTCTTTCATAGTGACCTATGATATTTTCAAAAGGTGAGATGTATCTCTGTGCTCTACAGGTATCATAAACCTGTTTTTGCATATTAAAATAATTTGCAATAAAAGCTGCTAGGTCTTTTGATATTGCTTGACGGATAACTGTATATTTATTTTTTTTAAACGACATCTTTTTCTTTTATAATTTTTTCTGGATCTAAATATATATTCCCTGAAATACTTATTCTATTTTTATTAGATGAATAAAAAGGATAGACTACATGATTTAATTTTGAAGGAAAAAATAACATTGTTCCTTCATAACTGGAATTTAATTTATATGTATGGGTTATTACTTGTCCAAGAACATTAGTATATGAAAATTGAAAACAATTTGTAAGAGGTGAATTTGAATGATTAACAAAAGGAAGCTTGCTTTCTTTTTTAAAATCAACTGGAATATTAATCCAAATTACAAAAGAAAAAACCCCTGAATGATTGTGTATAGGGTTAAACTCATGTTTTTTTTGAAAGTTAACCCAAAACGAACTTAGAACAAAAGAACAATTTTTTGTTAAAGTTTTTGGAATAGCTTGCGAAGCACTTTTATTAAGTAATTTCATATACTCTACTATAGTTGGAACTATAGTATTATTATAAAATGAATTATTTTTATCTTTTATGTCGTAAGAGCTATTAATATTCCCAGCTAAAGTATGGTTAACTTTTTTTCTTTTATTCTTTATATAAGATTTTAATTTATTTAAATCTTCTTTAGAAAGTTTTTTTTCTATATAACCTATGTTAGGTAAAATTTTATACATCTTTAGCCATTTCTTTTGGTACAGCTTGTATATTCCAATGTATAAATCTAAAAGGTTCTTTACCATGATCCACTGAAAACTCATGTTCTAGATAACCTGGAAATATAATTAAAGTTCCAGGTTGCGGTTTGTAATGAACAAGTTCTGTACCATTAACTATTTCTTTTATTTCTGGTTTCATAATTAGTTTTGTAGCTCTAGCTCCTGTACGAGGTTCATGAAATATAGGATACGATGTTTTGTCACTACATTTTAAAAAATAAAACCCTGATACATGTTGATTCCAATGTACGTGTGCTGAATGATGACCTCCACCATTTTTACTAAATTCCTGTACCCACATTTCACTAAATAAAGTAGTATATTTTTTCATATCGTAGCCGTGATTATCTAAAAACTCCCAAGATTTTTCTCCAATATATTTTCTAAAATCTAAAAAATTATTATCATGTAGTAAAGGAGTTGAGTGATGGGACAGACCAAAATCTTTTGTATTTTTTATTATTTTACCATCTCTTTTTCTTGCAACTTTAATATATTTATTAGTTGATTTAATTAAAGATTTTAAAAAATCAGGTTTTTGTTCTGACCAAATAGGGGTTTTAAAATATTCGTTTGTATTCATATTATTTAAAAGGATAACCTAAATTCCACATTACCAACGAGTATCTAGTTCCTTTTGTTACAGGTTTTACTCTGTGCCATACAAATGATGGAAATACAATAATAGAACCTTTAGGTAATATTTCTTTTGCTTGTCTTAAATGTTTAGTTTCTTCTCTCATATGTGGATCATAGTTTCTAAAATCAAATTCTAACTCCCCACCTTCATATTCTGAACCGTCTGTTAATTGACACGTCATAGATAGTTTTCTAATTTTACCAAGTTGTGGTCCTTTTTTTCCATAAGGCTTATCCCAAGAATCACAATGCCAATCATAGTATTGATTGAGTTTATATTTGGTAAACTGACAAACCTCACTTCTATCCCATTCAAAATTCCAACCTGCAGATTTATTAGCTTCGTGAATATAGGGATGTAATTCTCTATAAATCCAATTATCATCTAACCAAACTAAATCAGAGTTTCTTTTTCTTTTCATATTTTTAATTTGATCCTTAGTTAATTTTTTATTAACAAAACCACCGGTTCTAGCTACAGTTTCTGATTTTGATAAACCGTGTTTAACTATGTCATCACACAATTTAGGTGGTATTGCTGAAGTAAAATACCAGTAGTAATTAGATATATTCATATGTTATTGTTTGTACAAAATTCAAACTATCTTTCTGATTATTAGTTATATAATACATATTAATTGATGGAAACATTATAAACATATTATCTTTAAGTTCTATATCCCAACTTCTTCCTTTACGTCTGTTATCTTCATAGTGTATTCTGACCATACAGTCTTTAACTTTTACACCATATAATAATGTAAAGTCTGGAGAGTTACGTAGATCCACTGGATCAACGTTTAATAAAGGAACTGTAGTTTCATTAGGTTTATAAATATTTCCCCAAGTTTCTTTATTAATTAAATTAATACTATACTCAAGACGAATAAAATCTTTTATGTAAGTGTTTAACTTATCAAAAGTTTTTGAAAATTTTAATTTTGTATCGGTTAAATTAGATTGTAAAATATAATGAGATAATTCAATTTGGTCTATTTCCCAATGTTTTGGCATTGAAACATTTCCATAATATATAGACTGATCTGTTAATACTTTCTTTTGCATACCACCACCATTATTTTTAATTTATGCTAATTCGTTTGTCAAGTCCCAAGTTTGTTCAGATTCATTCCAGTCGTAAATCCAAAAATGAGTATTTGGAGTATTTTCATTTGCTGGAGTATTTTGTGTAATTTGTTCTGCTGTTAATTCTGGAGCATCACCAATAGGTGATTTCCAAGAAGCTGATTCAATATGTTTTACCCAAGATGCATAAGGTGATTTAGGCCAAAAAATATTATTTTCTTGATCCCATTCAAAACCTAAAGCTGCATAATTTCCTCTTAATGGTGTACCATCGTATCTATGTTTATTATTATACGTATTATAAGATGTTTGAATCCACAAATGTGCAGGCCAATTGCTATGTGTTTCTAAATATTGTTGTCCTACTGTTTCATCTTCAACGCCATCAGCGTTTAATATGTCATTATTGTTTACAACAACTACTGAAAGTATTTCATTTGTTTCTGATATTTTTGCAAAATGTGCCATAATTTTTATTTAAATTTATATTTAATTAATACTATACCGGAACCTCCAGCTCCACCTTCACCTCTAGTATTTTCTCCACCGCCGCCACCTCCGCCAGCATTAACTGTTCCTGCAGTTCCTCCAGGACGAGCGGGACTTGAACCGGCTCCACCGCCGCCTATACCACCAACTCCACCAGTAGCACCACCGGGTCCATCACCTGCGCCACCGCCACCACCAGCAAATGTTCCACAAGCAGTATTACCTCTACCAGTTATGTTAGATTGATAAAAAGGTTGAGGTGCTGATCCAAAAAAAGGACTTACATTTAATCCTGCTCCTCCTATACCACCATTTGGAGGTCCACCAGGTATAGGAGCTGCTGCAGCAGTAGCTCCACCACCGCCACCGCCTACACCGGGTTGAGTTGGAGTTCCGCCTGCACCTAATGCACCATTATTTCCTTGAGGGGGACTTACAGGAGGTGTGTTACCTGCTCCGCCAGACCCACCAGCATTTCCACCGCCACCGCCAGACCCACCAGCATTTCCTGGTTCTGCTACATATGGAGGAGCTCCACCACCGCCACCACCGCCACCAGCAGATGTAATACTTATTCCGGAACTATTTACCCCATTATTTCCTTGAGCTAAAGAGGGAGTGCTTGCACCGCCTGCCCCAATAACAATTGGATAACCTTGAGCTGTAACTGATATACAGCTTAAATTTCTTAAACCACCTGCTCCACCGCCAGCACCAATATCAGCTCGACCACCACTGCCGGCTCCTGCTACTATTAAAAGATTAGTAAGGTCTCCACCTTTTGAAACACAAAAAGTTCCATTTCCTGTAAAAGCGTGAACTTTAAAATCACCTATGGTTGTTATTGTTCCTCCAGTTGCTTCTATAAAAGAAGGTCCTCCTCCAGCACCAAATCCTAAAACCTGATAACCAAAAGATTTACCTTTTCTGTTTTGTATATTTTTTGTGTTCTTACTTGATGTAAGTTTATTTTTAATGTCTCTCATATCTAAATTCCTTATGCGTCGTTAGCAGCGTCAGTAGTATAGAATATTTTGATACCAATAAGTCTACAGTCACCAGTATAAGAATCATCTCCTGTACCTGCATTTCTAAGTAATTGAAA